TCCTAGGCTCCCATGAAGTCTACTCTGAGATACAAGGCTTATACATGCCAAGTGTCCGTATTGCAAATCCTTACGGTGAGCAATTAGTTCAAGTAGACGTAAACGGTATTCAGACCTTCAAAGGAACTGGTACTGGTATTCATGTAGACTCTATCTATGGAATCCCATTCATTCCAACAAAAGATGCCCCATCTAATGGTGCAACTGAAATTGGAAGACTTTTCGCACTAGATACTAGTGATGCAGAAGGATATGGATATCCAAGAATCGGAATTCAAGTGGCTATACCAACCGAGTATTACGAAGCAACTAGAAGATCTGCTGGCTATCCATTCGTGAACAACGCTTTTGTAGAAAAAGGTGTATTCAGAACAATGGGAGAGACAGTTTGTCGCCATTTCAAATCACAAGGTAAGATCAGAGATATTAAACTCTAGTCAAACCAACCCCCTTTTTACCCATTTTTTTATCTAACTTTATATATTAGTGTATTGCACAATTATCAATGGCAATCACAATCGCACAGAATTCAGACCATAAGAGTCTAACAGGAAAGACCTTGTCAGTCCAAGCAGAATTGACTTCTAAATTAAAGTCATGTGTAGTAGATGTCACCTATGGTGCCTCAGATACTTACACAACTGGAGGAAACACTGTCGACCTTTCTTTGGGTGGTAGAATCAAAACTGTAATTGGAGCTCAAATACTCCATAGTAACGCAGGTCTACTTTTGCAATACGTCCCAGCAGCAGCAGGGGCAGCAGCCACAGGTAAGATTAAAGCTTATGGTCAGGAACCAACAAGTGCTACAGCAACAGTTGTAGCCCTTACAGAACTAGATTCATCAGATACAGCAGTCAATTCCTTGACCATACGTATTAGAGTGTTTGGTTTTTAACCTTTTTTTTCTTTATTATTAAAGTTTATATATAACCTAATCCAACTTTCCATATGGTTGAGATGAATCATAATGCTATTACAGTTAATTCAGATACTCTAATTAAAGGTGCTCATGGTGTTATTGTGTCTATTCACGTAACAAAGGCAGGGGCTAGTGGAGATAAATTACAATTAAGAAATGGTACTCTTGTAAGTTCAACTCCAATAGAATTCACAGTATTTGGTGAAAATATTCAAAATGTTCAAGATATTAATAGAAGATTTGAAGAAGGTATATTTGCAGATGTTACTGGTAGCACAGCAGAATATATTATAGTATTCAAATAAATCTTTAAATATCAAGTCACTTTATATATCTCATGGTCACCACCACAACTTATTGTTCTGTCGGGGATATTAGTGATTTCCTAAGAGTCCCTATAACTTCAACTACAACTCCAAATAAGGAGATGGTTCGTAAAATTATTGTAAGAAAAGAAGCCGAATTAGACAGAAGAATAGGTCACACTTGGAAGACCAAAAAAATAACTAGAGAAATACACTCACTCCCACTCCTATATACATTTGGTTGGGGTACACCGATTTTCCTCAAACATAGACACATATTAACTCTAGATTCATCTCTTGGTGACAAGATAGAAGTTTGGAAAAGTGAAACTGATGATTGGGGTAATATACTTGATAGTACACAATGGTATAATATGGAGTATGAGTTTGGTACTTTATTCCTCAGAGGTTATTTATTTACAATATTAAGAAATAATAGAGTTAGAGTTACATATCGTTATGGTGGAGAGGATTATGCAGGTGATACCACAGTCCCACTAGATATAGCAGATTGTATAATTAAGATGACAGCCATAGAAGTCATGAACACATCATTCCGTATGGACGAGATACCAAGCGGTGGAAGTGTATCTCCTAGTGAGAGTAAGAGATTTTGGCAGGAAGATATAGATTTATGTGTATCTAACCGTAGAGAAGTGTTTGTTTTACCATAGTAAAATGTTTCTTAATAGTATTAAGGGTAGAATAGTTAAAGCTATTAACAAAGTTCGTTCTATAATAAGTAAAGGTGGTAATGCTAGAGTATTACATAAAGGAGATAAATTAAAAGATGATGAAATATATTATGAAGGTATAGCAATACCAGTTCCAGATGACGTTAATAAGGATTCTATAATAATAAATGATGATTTATCTGATGGGGCATTATCTATACTTGTTACTAATGTAATTCAAGATGTAGAAAAACAAATAGTTGAAAATGAACCTGATGACCAAACATTATCATTAACAGGTGCTCCTAGAAATACAAAACCAGCAGTTCCTAATGGGTGGATTGCTTTTTTTTACCCTGCTGGTGGTGATGGTGGAAAAAAACCTAATATTGATGCAATAAAAGAATGGGTTGAAAGTACGAAACTTGAAAATTACACAACATCTATGCTTCAATTCGAATTTGGAAAGACATTTAAGAAAAAAGTACCTAATACTTGGGATAAAAAAATGATGGAAAGAATGGTAGATTCTATAGCATTTATGGTTGCTAGAAAGATATGGTATGTGGGAAGAAAACCTATTTCTATGTCTGATGGTGATTGGGATAAGGCTACCAGAGATAAAAGACCTTCTGAGGGTTCATTTTCAAAGAATGAACATTGGTCTAATGGGTTCCCATATGGTGATGGGTATACTTATAAGAGTTGGGGACATCAAGAAATCATGGAATTAAAAAATACAGGAAAATTAAAGTGGTAATATGGCTATAATTACTTATGATGCAGTTGATGATATTATAGACCTACTTAGGACTAAATGGTCTAGTTTACGTCCACCACATATAACCAAGGTATGGGAAAAGAGAACAGTAGGATTCATAGATGATAGAAGTGATGAAATTATAATATCTCCAAAAGGTGAAAACATACAATATTTTGGTCTAGGTGGTAGTTCATTTTGGCATGAGCAAATAATGGAGTTGGATATACGTACTTATCAGGATGTTGATAGACATAACAAGGTAGTCAAGGAAATAGTAAAAATCATCAAAGATAATATAGTAGGAACTACATATACAGATTTGAGAGTAATCGGTTCATTTAGTAGAAACTTTCAGTTTCGTAATATGTTTAATTATGTTATAACTATATCGTATAGAAAGTCTGACCCTATATAGACCTAAAAATCTTTATATACATGAACAACATCATTAACATATGGTAGTTTATACTGGTGGGTCTGCATCTGTAGTATACGGATATGAGTCCACATTTGCATCAGCCGTGACTCCCACAGATTCGTTTGGATTACAACAAAAAGTTACTGGTTTATCACTCAATACAAGCCAAATTATGCTTAACAAATTAGGTCAAGTAGAACCAACTAAATTTGCTTTTGGTCAACAACAAGGAAGTGTTAGTATGGGATTTGTTTTTGATAGTGCTCAATCTTATAAAATATTTGATTCTCTTTATGGTACTCCAAGTGGAACAACAACTAAAGTATATCCAGCAAATGCAAGTATATTTACAGGAACATCTGGTATAAGTGTATCTCCAGCAGCCCCAAAATCACTAACTACACGAATTCAAGTCAATGGTGCAAGCGTATTTACAAGAACATTGAAAGGATGTATTGTTAATTCTCTTGGTATTTCTACAAGTATTGGTGAAACAGTAAATGGTACTATAGATATGGCTTTTGCAGAAGAGAGCACTGCTAATATTGCAAGTGCAGCATTTGTTCAGCAAGATGCAAGTGCCAATAATCAACCATCAACTCCATATACATTTGCTCATGGTTCACTAAAAATAGTACCAAATGGTGGAAGTTCATTAACCGAAGTAGCAGAAATACAAGATGTTGATATTACATATACTTCTAATGCAGAATTACTTTATGGTATTGGTAGTCATTATGCTAAATCAGTGTTTAGAAAAGTATTTGATATTGGTGGTAGATTTAGAACATCATTCAAAGATAAAACATTATTACAATATGTTATAGATCAATCTATTATAGGTACAGAAACAGAAACCATTGCAGAAGAAACAAATGTTGGATTATCGTTAACATTCACAAATGGCTCTAAGAATATGACATTAGAATTTGGTGGAGTTTCATTAGTAGATCACAGTGAGACTGGTGTGGAACCAGTAGAACCAGTGTTTGAAGAACTTAATTGGAAAGCAAAATACTCTAAAGTATCAGTAACTCCATAACCCTTATAAATAACCTATATTAATATTTTGTAATGACTTTAATACCAATAGAAATTATGTATGGTGGTAAAAAGGAAATTATAGAGTTTGAGGATTCACTAACATTTGGTGATACTGAGATGTTAATTGGTAATTCTGTTGATCTTAGTGACGTAACAAAACCAAAGATAGATTTACAAAATTACAGATTAAATTTACTAGCACTTACAATTAAAAAAGCACCATTTAAAACAGGTGATATTACAGCAATAAAAATGACAGATGCAAAAGTTATAAAATCGATACTAAAGGAGATAGTGAAGGTACACCCTTTAACGAGTTATATAGAGGATTGGATGGAAACATTCATAAGCTCAGAGGAGTTGAACAAGTTAGATACTCAATCTACTACCACTGTGCCAGCCAGTTCGGATGGGATAAAGAAACGGTCGATAAGCAAGAAATAAATTATTTAAAGAAATTATTTTATATACATAAAATTTCTATGGAAGAGGCTGAGCGTGAAAACACTACCCCACCAATGTCTCGTAATATAACTAAAAACTTTAAATAGTTTCATCAATGTTTATATATCATGGTAGATGAATCCAATCTTGAAAGAGAGTATATAAAACTTTTATCACAGTTAACTAAACAAACACAATTATTAGAAAAAACATTTAGTATTGTAGAACAAAAAGTATTTAAAACTAATTCAAAATATGAATCACAAATATCAGCTCAAGAAGAATGGACTAAGAGGGTTAAATCAGATAATAGAACTGCCAATTTATTTTCAAAAGTAAGAATTGAAGAATTAAAACAATCTGGAGTATTATATAAAGTAAGAGAAGCAGAAATTAAAGGTAGAAAAGACATAGCAAAAATATTGGCAAAATCTAGAAAAGAGGGAATATCAGATCACAGGTTAAGAGAAACTGAGAGGGTGACTTTAGAAGAAATACATCAAGAAGGTGTAAAACGTAATATTATTATGAGAAAGGCAATGCAAGGAACTTCTGATAAATTTAATTTCATAACTAGTTCACTTACAAAAGGTAGAGGATTAATAACAACTTTTGGACTTTTAGGTAAAGGGGCATATAATTCAGCAGTATCATTTAAAGCAATGAAGACAGCTCAAGAAGAATTTAAACATGCATCTATACAAGGTGATAAAACCAGAATTAATGAAACAAGAAAAACAATGATACAGACAGAATCAGATTATGAAGGTAAAACAGCAGGAAGTAAACATTTAAAAAGTATAAGTGAAAAACTTGCAAATGCAGGAAAATTCTTTGAGAATCATATGACTGGTATATTAATTGGTGCAGGGGCAGCTGGTGTGTTAATAGGTATAATAAAGAAAGCAGTTAGTGTTTCTCCAATGTTCCAGCAGATGATGAAATTAATGAACTTTGCAGTTACTATGATATTAAGACCTATAGGTGACTTTATAGGTTTCTTCCTAAGACCTATACTCATATTATTACTTAGAAAATTCATACTTCCTTGGTTTAAGGATGCATACCCAGCACTTAGAGCAGCAGGTACAGCAACAGGTGAGATAGCTACCGATTGGATTGATGATATAACTTCTGGTGATTGGGCTAGAGTGGGAACTGCGATAGCAAAGGCATTTGGTCTTGGAATTGGTGCTTATTTTTCAATAAAAGTTTTTAAAGCAGCAGGAAAAATAATTTCAAATCATATTAAATCAATGCTTAATAAAATTAAGATACCAGTACCAAGTTGGATTAATAAATTAGTAATTAAAATGCCACTTATGCCTGATTGGGTTAAAAAATTATTTGGTATGGTAGATGATGCAAAGTCTGGTGGAGGAACTGGTGAAGGAAATGGTGGAGGAAATAATAAAGGAGGAAATGG